AAGCGACTTGGATCGGGATCTTTCACCATCAGCAACTCAACCTCTAGTTGGGTCGCCTTTGGAAAAGCTGATAGGTCTAGGCCGTATGTCTGGAGCTTCATTTTTTTATCCATCATAGCATCCGCATGGAACTGCTTTGGCATCATTCTCGTCTAGCCACTCAAACATCTTCATCTGATCATCATCAGCGGCAACGATGTCGCTCCACTTAACGCCAAAATGAAGCCCTTCGATCCTGCCTTTTACCACCATGTTTCTCTCAAGGTTGATGGCCCGATCAAAGTATTCTGGGTATTCTTTACGCAAGCGAACAATCTCTGCCAGCTTCATAGAAGGACAGAAGAAGCACGAGGACTTTCCGGGCAATGGCAATCCATGCCGCTTGATTGTTTCAATACACTCCTGCCTTCGCCACATCCATTCAATTAGTGGATACCACGCTTTTTCTTTTCTTTTCCCACCGAGATCAGACCAAATAATGTGATGCGCCCTATGCCCCTCTCCTGCATCATACCCAATAGCGGATGTTATTTCTAAATAATCTTTTGAGTCCATCCACTTTCTTAACATCTTTTTCTTTGGTTCTAGTTTGTATTTAACAGAGCATCCCTTTGATCCAAAAGCTAATGACGGCAATGTTTTGTTTCTTAAGCAATCACCTTCAAGAGATGTTTGTTCTTTCTTATATGTTTTAGCAACAATCTCAATTGGCATTCCCCACCACTCCATTGTCTTTTTAGACATCATTTGGATGTGATTGTAGGTGTGTGGAAGTTCACCTCCTGTGTCAGCGAAGACAATAAGCTCTGGCTTGATTCCTCTTTCAAGAAATCCGCAAAGCATTGCAACAGAGTTTGTGCCGCCACCATAGGCGACAACCAAAGGAAGATCGTTTTTCATGCGACGAGCCTCCCCAATCACGGGGAGGCTGTCAAGAATCAATCTTATCGGAAGTAAGATCGAATAGAATCCATTGCCCCCTTGGGCTTTCCAATAGTCTCGTCGGAATCGCTAGTTCCCCTGCGAGGCGATGGAGTAACGGCAGTATCTTGTGCGACACGAGCCTTGTATTTAGCGAGTTCAGCTTTGAGCTTGGCATTCTCGGCAACCGCATCCTTGGCGATAACCGCAAGGAATGGAGTAACCATCATGTCATTCTCGGAAGCAGTACCCATGAGGATATTCTTTGCCGCCGCAATACGATCATCAACAATCTTGTTGTGATCATCATCATCTCCCTTGCGGAAGAAGTCAGACTTGCTGGCGAGATGCTGGGCAACCCTCTCAAAGTTCCGATTGATCTTTTCCGTGGTTTGATTCCGGGCATTCTCCTCCTCCTGCACCAGCACACTAGAAGTCTCCCTGTGGTTTTCCATAGCAGAGACAAGCGCACCGCGCTTGCTGTCAGCCTCATTGATGAGGGATAGGAACTGGGCAGATGCCGCACCTCCTCCAAAGTTCTCGTCAATAAACTCAATACGCTCCCTGCCCTTCAGCGAAAGAGCTTTCTCGGCAAGGGCTGGATCAGAGGCATACTCGTTGGCCCATTCTGTAGCAGTCTGGATCGCCGCCTCATAGGGAGCTTGGAACTTCTCGCGGAACTTGGGGCTACGCTCAAACGCAGTCCTCTCAAGCTCTGCCTCAAGCTCATCTGCCCTCTTCTGGTATTCAGCCAGCTTCTCATCGCGGGTCTTGATCTCAAACTCTGCCGCCTCTGCCTTCTTGCGAAGCTCTGCAAGGTTATCTTCCTTGCTCTTCTTCTTGGGCTTATCGTCTACGGCAATTGCATCTGGCTCCTTGGATAGATCCAGATCAGAAAGATCCAAGCTATCAGCAGAAGACTCAACCTTGATCTCCTCCTTGGAGGATGCCTTGGGAGCTTCCTCAATCGGGCCAGTATTCTTCTTCTGCTCAATGCTCTTGAGGAAATCCTGCACAGAGGATTCTGGAACTACATCCACGCCAACAGGAGCAGGAGCAACCTCCTTCGTTCCCACATCAGGGATCTCTGCGAGGTTCTTGTAATCTACCTTTGGCAGATTGGGCTTGTTCTTTAGTTGACGCGATAGCTGGGACAGATCACTAGGACGCTCCGCAGGGGAGCTAGGGATCGGTTCTGCTGGGATGGTGGCTGCTGGTGTTGTGGGTTGTGGTGTGTCCATATGTTAAAATTCGCTGGTATAGGTAGGCTCAATGTTGACTTGCTCCTCTGGCACATCAGCCAAGATGAAGAGATCGGAAATAGCTGATGCCCTTCCGCTATCATATCCAAATAAGACATGAGCATTGTTCGCTTGCTGGATGAGGCCAGCCCCATTGCCTAGAGTCTTTGCCATGCTCAAGCCGTCAATGACAGCAAGAGCGTGTTTCATTACAGGATTATCAAGGAGCTTCTTTAGCTCAATAGCTAGATCCACATTGGATCTCCAATCAGATAGGTTCATTTTAGTGTTTTTAATTATATTTACTGACTACCAATTTCTTGCTCCTGCATATCTCTTAAATCGTGAATCAGATTTTTGATCTGCATTGCGCTCTCTGAATCTTTTCCAAAGAAGTTGCGATTGTAGAGATAGTACCTCTCGTAGATAAATGAGATGATCTGCTCACGCATCTCCTCTCGCCCTTGGGTGTATTGGTTATTGTAGTCCATGACCCATGCGCTTGAGTTCCCGATCAATATACCAACGAGCCTTTAGCAAGTCGGTTACTTCTTCGTCAGGGTTCTTATACCCTGCGCGAGTGATATACTTCACCGCATTTCCGCGATTGAAGTTCATGTGTTCAGTTATGGTAATCACCTCAATCGGATATGCCGATTTGTAGTGACTCGGATTAACGGGGTCATTACTCCCGCATTCGGTTTTCATTTTTGGTTTTGGTATGTTTATGGGGTGATGCTGGAATACTTACTTGCCATCTTCACTTTGTCAATCATCAATCTTTGTGCAACTTGTTTATCCTTCAGAGACATCTGATTCTGGGCCTTTGCCATCTTAATCTGCATATCGTTTTCAGCCTTGGCCCGATCAAGCATTATCTTGTTCTGCGCTACCATCATCTGAGGATCTTGTGCCCCCTGGGCCATCTCCTGCTGGGCCATCTCCTGCTCCATCATCTGCTCTGCCATCTGGTTAAGCTGATCAGCAATCTTCATCAATTCGCTAGTCTGCTCGTTGAGATTGTCAAACTGCTCCTTGCGAGTCGGGTCTTCCTCAAGATACTTGAGGTGCGTGAGGATGTGCGGTATAGCCGCTTGCATGGTGATTGCCGCCTTACGAGGATCTTCCTGCTGTTGCTGGATCGCTTGAACGATGCTTCCTGCATACTGAAGGTGAACAGTAAGATGAACAAAGTGGTTCTGGTCTGGATCAATAAGAACCTGACCACCAGAAGAAAACGCATTGTTCTCAAGGGAGGCAATCGAAAGATCGTTGCCATCCAGCTTGTCCTCTTCTGGAATACCAAATGTATCAACGCCTGTCTGACCAGCGATAGCGGCAATGTTGGCATTGATAACTCGCTTGCGATTTGACTCAGGCAACTGAGGCAGATACTGCGAGATAAGATTCATCGCTTGCATACGGGCGGCAGAGCTTCCCTGACCAATGCTACGGGTAGCCTTCACGCTTTCAATGTCCAGAAGGGCGGCCTTTGGAACCCCGCGATTAATACAAGCCTCTTGGAAGGTGATTGACTCTGGCCCTCCATGATCCTCCACAACAATGTTGGGGTTGGATGCACGACGATAGACTTCACGATAATGAGTGTCGAGAGCTTGGAGATAGATTTCAGCGCGGGTGTTGGTGAGGCGGGACTTCTCGCCAATCTCTGCCTCAACTTCCCTGTTGCTCTTCTTGCGTCCTCCAGACACAGAGGGCATGAAGCTACCAATATCATCGCTCTCCTGACCTTGGAACATCGCGGCAACTTGCATTGCCCCGCCTAGCTTGGAAGTCGTTCCCACTTGGACGAAGTTCATGCCAGGAGGAAGAATCCGATAAGGCCCAATCTGAACAGTCTTCAGCGACTCTGCATCCTTGGCAGACTGAGGCTGGATCATCACCGCACTATCCACAATCACTCCCTCAAGGAGAGCGTTATTGATGCGATCCATCGCTTGCGCGTATTTGTAAACCTTCTGGCCCAGCCCACGAACGCCGTGATAGTAGCCATTGCCTACTCCATTCAAGAAGATCGTGAAGGCATTACTGAAGCTCTTGTAGCAAGAATTGCGGGAGCAAAGGAACTCGGTGGAGTTCATACGATCAAAGACATAGTGGGAAATGCGTCCATCATATTCCCTGACATACATATGAGCGACCTTGATTACCTTGCTCTTTGCATAGGAGTAGTAAAGAGCATTGTTCTTAAACTCCTTCTGATACCACTCCCAAGGACGGCGTTGATCCTGTGCGTCAATCTTGGCCTCCATGATTGCCTCTTTGCATTGCTCGACATCCCATCCACCGCGAGAAGCCGCCTCTTCATTTTCAATGTAGCGGTAAAGCTCTTCGGTGTACATATCGTCCAACACATAACAGAACTCCCAGTTCTGCCAATCAACCGAGGAACCCTTTGGGACGATCAACTGCCAAGGCTCAACGGCTTTTGCCTTAAAGTCCATAGCATCTCCCCAGAACATACAAGCCTGACCATGAATGACCAACTGCTTGTGGGCGACTTGATGTTGGAGAATAAAGTTGGGATTTGTCTTATCTAGGAGCCGATGAAATTCTTCAGTAATGATGCGAGACCACTCCTCGCGCTTACCCATGTCTTTACCATAATTTGTTTTGACTGTGGCATATGAACCAACGCTGGTAAGAATATCAAAGTAGGGAATAACTGCCGCCTCAACCTTGGCTTCTGCATGACCCCAATTAACATTGATTCGATCACCCTG